ACTGATGAAAACACTGCTGGTTGTTTGCTATTAGGTAATACACAAACAAGTAACTTAGTAGCTAAAGATGGTTTTGTAGGTAGTAGTCGTGATGCTTATGAACAAGTGTATCCTTATGTTGCAGCTGCTATAGAAAACGGAGATGTTTATGTGACATATACTGATTATGATGGTGTCATTACTAATGACATATCAGATGTAAATACTATTGACAATAAACAAAAAGAACATATGGTATTAGCTGATTCAGTATATGAAAAACTACAAGAGATTAGTGGAGAAATCCAAATACTTTCTGCTAAGATGGATAAGAAAAAAATATTATGAAAAACGTACCATTTCAAAGAAGTAAAAAATTTGCAGACCCAGACATACAACCTTGGAAAGATGACCAAGGTGGTGCTAAATACTCTGCACAAGAACGTCAAAGATTTTTAGAAACAGATATAAAAGCTGGTATGGATGTTGTTGGTGAAGATGTATTTACTGGTAGTACACAATATGGTGGTTCAAGTAGCAAAGGATACAAGCCACAAACACCTGAAGCTGCTAAACAATTGATTAGAGAACGCGCTACATTTGACATTGATACTGACATTGAATTGTATGAATCTATACATAAAGAATATCAAGGTCAAAAGATGTCTATTGATATTCAAAACAAACCTGGTGTGCAAGCTAAAGAACTTAAAACAAATGTAGCTGAAACTGCTGCACCTGATTATACAACTGAAAAAAGAATGCCTGCTCCTTCATATACAGTAGGACCTGAAGGTGTAGTTGAACCACAACTTGATAGACCTATTGGTATTAAATCAAAAAAACCTATTGGTATTAAAGGTATGGATTTAGCTACACAACGTAAAGCATTTCAAACAGCAGAAAAATTAAGCTCGTTAAAATTAGAACGTGCAAATATTGTAAGAAATATTAATAAAGAATTATATGGTGTTGCTTATGATACAGATGTATTAACTGAATCAGATTTTAAAAAAGCAGAAGTGTTAGGTAAAGCACAAGGTATAACTACATCAGAAGCAGTACCACAAGTTAAAGCTGCTAAGCCAGACTTAACTGCAATTAAAGGTGACCCTTTTGAAGCTAAAGCAGAATACAAACAAACATCTGCATACGACTATTCATCTATCGAAGAAGGTAATCAATACAGAGATTTACAAACAGAAATAGTAGAAAAACGTTTTGGTATGACAACTATGGAAGAAAGAATAGCTGCTACAGGTACTGGTAGTTTTAAAGAATATCCTAAAGGTGGTGGAACAGGTGGAGTTACATATCCTGCATTGCAAGAATCTGTAGGATTATCTGGTTCAGGTATGACAGGTGGAGGAGTTCAAGGTTTAGGATACAAACAAGCTGACTTACTAAGTAAATCTATAGTTCCATTTAAAACTAAAACTGTAGATAATGTAGCTCAATTACCATTTTCTGTATCAGATTATGAACGTCAAGCAATAAGAATATTAGGTAAAGCTAAAGCTAAAGAACATATGAAAAATATTGTTGATGATAAATATCAAACACCTGCTGACCCTAAAGCACCTAGTTCTATAGAGTTAACACAACCAAGACCAATATCTCCTAAAGTTGTAAATAGAAATATTCCAATTATAGGTAAAACTCAAGGCGGACCTGCATACAATGAATTAATGAGAGTTCACCAAAAAATAGAAACAGCTGCTACAGAATATGCTGACATTAGAAAAGACATACAAGATACTATGGGCGGTACAAGTAAAGCTGACATACAAGCATACTTTAAAGGTGAAAAGGTTACTAAGAAAGTTAAACTAGAAGGTAGAGAAACTAAAGTTACTTATAATCCTGCGTCTGGAGTATTCCGTGATGTTCGTAGTGCAACAATTGCTGGTGTAAATACTGAAGGATTAAACTTACCTGCTATTAGTGCTAAAAGAAGTGCTGAAATATCTGGTAAATATGGTGATATAGATAATACAAGCTTTAAAACATTTACTGGTACAGAAGGATTAAAACAACCAGGACCTAAACCTACTATGAAAGAACAAGTAATTGTACCTAATCCACAACCTGAATACACTAGACGTGCAACTGAATATGCTAAACGTCAAAAATCTTTAGAACAACGCGCACAAAAAATAGTATCAACTCCTGGAATAGGATTGTCAGATGTTGAAAGAAGTGTACAAAAAGAACTTAAGAAAGCAGCTAAAGCAGTTGGTAGTGTTGCTGCAATCAAAGGATTAAAAAATATAATGGGTCCTATTACAAAAGCTAATCCAGCATTAGCAGGTTTGTCATTGTTGCCTCAAAAGATTATTGATGATATAATTAAACCAAAGAAACCAGAGGCTTAAATGAGTAAAGAATACAAAGACATTATTGAAAAAACAATTTGGACATTTGTTGAAGCATTTATTTCTTCATTGACAATTGCTCCGTTAGTAGGTGTTGACGCAGAAGCTATACAATTAGCTGCGTTATCAGGTGGTGCAGCAGCGTTAGTAGTTGTTAAAGAGTTTGCTAAAAAACAATTAGCTAAATATGGGTGAACGTGAGATGAAAAGACGTATTAAATCTCATAGTAAAATGGCTGAAAAAGGTTTTGAAAAACACGCACAATATAAAATACCTGATGCGTTTCTTAGTGATAATTTTAGAATGTGGATGAAAAATAATCCTGAAAGTCCTTGGATAAAATCTGGTGGTTGGGATAGATTAGTTGACCAACAAATGATTGCACTTAATGCTAAAAACAGAGCTACTAAAAAAAGTAATACTAGTTATAAATTAAATAAAGCTTTACAAGTTAAAAAAGCTGAGAAGGTTAGAAAAGACCTTAAAAAATTATTAGGTTACTAATGACACAACCTGTACAATTTCCTTGGGAAACTAAACCACAAACATATGGCCCTTATCAAAAAAGAATAAATGTTGGACAAAAACCAGGTGCGCCATATCAAACTCCTAATAATTCATATATTAAAAAAGGTTTTGTAAAAACAAATACAACAGGTTCTGTTGTTCCTACAAGCAGTTATAGAGGTGGTTTATCAAATAGACATTATGAAAATACTAAAGGTTGGTTTAGAAAATCAGGTCCTGTTAAAACACCAAGTATTATATTTAAAAATATAGGTACAGGTAAAGGTCCTAGTACAAAGAATCTTGTTAAAACAAAACCAGGACCATCTACTCTAGCTACACGTGGTGCTGTAGGTTTAGGTATGATGAAGTATGGTGGCGGTGGTGGTGGAGAATTTTCTAAGTAGTTCTATATCTATTTAGATAAGCCTGTAATAAATCTCTATAATCTCTTTTAGCACCTGATATAGTTTTGCCATCATATATGTCGTGATGTCTTTTACATAACATAGCTACATTATTTATATCGTATTTACTTTGTTTATCTCTACCACCCATACCAATACCTAATATGTGTGCTAGTTCTAGCCAGTTAGTATTGCCACAATTTGGCCACTCACACGCGTTTCTAGCCCTTTTAAGGGCCTGTTCTCTTATTTCTGATAGATTGTCCATCATTCCTCCTCTGGATTATAAAGCTCGTATTTAAGTGTAATTTCCTCGCCTGTAATTATTTCTACTAATGTTCTTAATAAAAAAACTTTATTGCCTTTTATTAATTCACAGTTAGGAAAATTACTATGGTTTATAAATCCACCTAATGGTGTACGAATTACACCGTGCTGAAACAAATCATCAACTACGTGAGTAATACCTAGTGTTGTATGCTTAGGTATAGGACGTGTACTAAAGAGGCCCAATCCTTCCACCTTGGACCTCTTTATAGTTAATGATTTAGGTAATGGCCTATAGTTCATCAGGATAACTGTATACAGTTTCAGGATTAAAGTATGGGTCATACTCTGGAAAATCCCAAGCTCTATACAAATCTGCGTAACTAATCTCTGTATCGCCAGTACCACCACCTACATATATAGCGTGTGCTACTTTACTTAAAAAGAATTTAGTAACTTTCTTTTTCTTATCAAAGCCTTTATAGTTTTTAGCGTCAGCTAAATTCTTAAGACGTTGTAACCAATATAAAGTTCTTACTGTTACTTCACCACGTTGATGTGATATTTTTCTTGTAAGCTGTTCGTCTGTATCATATATTGTTTCGTTATGTTTATATGTATAACGTTGGCCAGCAAACATACTTCCTTCCTGTAATAAGACTGATAAGTTATGAGTAAAGTCTATCTTTAAATCACCGTCTTTATATACAGTGTAACTAGCAAATACCCTATTGCCCTTTGGCGTCAAGCCAAGAAATCTCTTTCCGCCAAAGCTATCTATTGTTTTAGCGTACTCCATCTTAGCTTTACGTTTCTTAATCTTACGTTTAGCTTGTTCTACTAACTGGTCGTTAGATAAATCATTGTACCCTTTAGGTGCAAACACGCTATTATTGGTCGCGTTATAAACCACTATTCCTCCTTACAATTATGTACTTCTTCTAGTTGTACATTACATTCTTCACAATAATATGACATACCAGGTATAGGATGTGACATTATTCTTCTTCTCGTTTCTTTTGTTGTTCAAATTGATAGTTATAATCAGATACAAATTGTGATAACAATTTATCAACTTCTTTTGTATTAGGTCCAGTTTGTGTTACTGGTGAACCTAATTGGTCTATTAAATTAACTGCCCACTTTCTTAGTTGCATAGGGCTGCTAAATATATTTTCTGCCATTAAGTGTCCTTCCAACAATGTGCGCTTGGATTCCAATGGTGCCAACCGTCATTGTATATTAACCAAGATGCTACTGCTGTAGCTGTCTCAGGGTCTGTCCTTTTCTTTTTGATTTTAAGTTTAGGTTTAAGCCAAGTCCAAGTATTGTCATTAAACTGCCATAAACCTATGTCGTATGTACCGTCTTTATTAAGTCCTTTAGCGTTTGGTTTACCTCTGCTTTCACAGTATATAATTTTTAACGCCTGTATTTTGTCATCTGTTGTGTCAAAATATTTGTCAACTAATGGTTTCCATTGTTCAACATACTCAATCATATATACGTCATTACGACATTGGATATACTCAGTCAAGCTCTCCACGCTCACAGGCAATGTAACTGCGCAACTGAGTAATATACCAATCATAATTAGGCTTCTTGTCTAGATTTATGTAGACGTTTGCTTTTAGCCAACTCTTTACGTGTATCATTTGGTGTAGATATTACGTAGTATTTAAAGTGACCACGCTCTTTAGCTGGCATAGTGACAATGTCATACCCTTCTTCCCTAAGGTTAAACAATGTGCCACCAAATCGTGTACATCTTAAGTCAAATACAAATTCACTATTACTAATAGGTTCATTGTATCTTTCTGTTTCTAGTACGTACCTAATTAAGTTTTCTTTAGACTTAATATAACTAGGTATTTTTTTACCTCTAAATGATTTTACAATCATATTCCTCCTTATAAATCCATTGATAGATTCCACTCTTCTGGTAAATCAGAGTTGTCCATCCACCAACTTTTTCTCCACTTTCCACTATGTCCACCGCATATAGCAGGGTCATTTGTAGAACATACAAAGTCAGGGCTTTTGTCTGACTTCTTATTGTTTCTATTATCGTAAACCATTTGGCCACAATAAGGGCATTTCAAATCGTCACGATATGATTTCTTTTCTTCCAATTTATTTACTACTTTCTCTACTACATTAGATATATCTGATACAGTAACAACATCAGCAGTTTCTAACGTTGTTATCTTGTCTTCCAAAGACATTTGGTCAAAGTCATTTGGTATCTTTGCCTCTAAAGTACCTGATAATTTTTCTAACATTCCAAGATATTTATCCAATTGCTCATCATTCCACTGTTCTTTATTGTCAGGGAACTTTTTAAGCTTTGCATAATCATTGGCTTTACCTATAACGTTTCTACGTATGTCTGTATCTTTAATATGTTCAGTCATAGTAGCAACTGTTTGTGCTATGAATTGTATATCTTGTGCCATTAGAAAGGTGGCTCTTCTGTTTTAGCTTCTGCTTTAGGCTCTTCAGTATTACCACCATCAGCATTGAGTATGTCATCCATAATAGAGTTCATACGTTCAATGTCTTCTTTAGTAGGTTTGTTTTCTTTCTTACGCATATCAACTTTAGTAACTTCAACCATAGCGTCTTTCTCAGCCATCTCTTGTGTATAGCCATCAGGTGCAATAGTTGTAGCTTCTTCTTCTGATTGTATAGAACCAGACCATAGTTCTACACCTAAGCCAAACCTCATACAAGCTCTTTTGAATGCGTCTGACTCTGCGTCTTTAAGATTACTTCCATCATTAAACTTATCACTGTTTAACTTGAAAGTATCAACATCGCCAAAGCCAACGTAGCTACCCATACCTTCAATAGTTATGGTGCCTTTAGCTCCGACAATTCTCTTCTCTCCTTTGTGCATACCATATACAGGTTCACACTCCCAGGAATATGACACATCACTATCACGTAGTCTTTCTACATAGTTAGCGTGTGGTACATAATCTCCAAACTTTCCAGCTGGTGCTTTTCGCACTAAGTTTTCTGGAAATGGAGATAGCAATTTCTTGGTATCTTTTACCATCATTCTCCTTTTCATATTCGTTGCAGGCCTTAATAACCCAAGAGGGGATAAGGCCGTCTGTTTATTCTTGTGTTAAAACTTCTAATTGAGTTACGCCACGTTCTATAGGTATAAATCGTATACCTAGTTCGTCATTAATAACGAAGTAGGGTTGACTACCTATGCCAGCGTATTCAATTGCTACTGTTTTAACAGTTGAATTGACATTCTCTCTTGACATATCTATCCAATTATACTAGACATTATCTAAATTAACAAGATATTCAGCTGTTACTCCTGCACCATCTTTGCAAAATAACAACCATTGGCAAGGTCTGCCCATACTTGCTAACTGTTCTAACGCATATGTGTTGTAGCTTTCTGTACTTCCATTAACCCATAACCTAATACCATTAAGATACATTGTTGTAGGTGTATGAAAGTGTCCTGCTATAGCCATATCAAATGGTTCCATCATACCGTTAGCTGCTAGTGTTTTCCATCCTTGTAACTTTTTACCGAAACCATACCAGGGAAATCCATTAAATCCTCTGACATTATCTCCGTGCCATAATAGAAACTTACAGTTTTCTCCAAGGTCTGCTATATCAAACCAATGGTTATCACTAGAACTATCAGGTATTGTCCATTTAATTCTTTTCTCGTCTCTATATATCATTGACATTATGCTTCCAAGCATTCTGTCTGCGTTACTGTCTGGGTGATAATCTTTTCTTGACCTTCCACCAAGATGTCCGTGATTACCAATAACCCAATGAACATCTACTTCTTTAAAGTTTGCAAGTAATATATCAAAAAACTGCGTCATTATTCTAGGACCGTCTATCGTCACTTGTTTATAAAGTGAACTATCAATTAAGTGTGACTGACCTGGAAATATTAATTCGCCTTCTATGATATCTCCTACTGCAAACACTGCGCATTTGTTTACTGGGTGTGACTTACGTTGTAAGTTAGCTAACTCAACTATTTTATTAGCGTATTCAATTACTCTTGCTTCAGCAATCTCTGAATTATATTCAGGTGTTACTTTAGCTAATTGTATATCAGAAAGAACAGCTATTGCTACTTCTTCTTTCTTTGAACTTTTACTTAATATAGGTTTAGGTATCTTAGGTTTATCCCAAGTCCTTAAGTTAGCATTTACTGCTTGATATACTGCGTCTACCATATCTGCTTTTTTGTTTTTAGCTTTATCAAGTTGCTTTAAAAGATTTAAGTTATCTTTTTTAAGGTCTTGAATTACCCTTGATTCAGCTTCAGCAAGCATATCTTGCACTTTTTTATCTGGTTTATTTGGCATTGTATAACTTTTCTAAATAGTTAGTCATTGCCGTATCAGATATTCTAATATCAAAATTGTCTTTCAATATTCTTGTTAAAGTATATGATTTCATTTTGACATTGTCTTCTGTGATTCTTTTTTTGACTGCTTCCCAAAACTCAGCGGCTTCAGGAGTAATTCTACTTTCTACGAAATTACCCCTGGAACCATACTGTGCTTCGTCCAACAGTTTATTTATGTCTACCATACAAAGTAGTATAGCAGAATATAAATTAATACAAATGAATTGAAGAGAAAGGTTGGCACTTACCCTGGGAAAGGAGGACCAGACCAGCCGCTAAACTGTGATGCCAACCTTGCCCTTATTATAACTGATTAAGTTCTAAAGCAAATCTCTTTACTTCGTCTATATCAGCTAGTCTTGTGATGCCAGACTTCCTCATAATCTGGTTACATTCTTTTAATAAGTTTGCACTGCTTGTATTATCTGCACCAAATACATACATATCTGATACCCATATACGTTTAGGTGCTTGTTGAGATAACCAACGTAGTGCTGGACCATCTACTAAGTTACCTCCACCTGTCCACTTATCTAGATATTCTTGATTAACACGTTTACCTTTGTCACCAATAATACGTAATGAACCTACTTCATAACT